AACTTGCCTACCGTGTCCCCGCAACCAAGTACACCCGTCGTAAGCTCACCGCCTCCCCCGATGAAACCTTACAAGACGAATTACAGGGACTTGACACCACTATCGACTGGAAAAATACCGGTGATAACTCCTACGACGGTGAGAAACTCAAACTCCTCGTTCACGACGAATCGGGTAAATGGGAAAAGCCCAACAACATTCTCAACAACTGGAGGGTTACGAAAACCACGTTACGATTAGGTAGTAGAGTTATTGGAAAATGTATGATGGGTTCAACTAGTAACTCATTAGATAAAGGTGGTAGAAACTTTAAAAAATTATATGATGACTCAGATGTCACACAAAGAAACAGCAATGGACAGACTCGCTCAGGATTATATAGTTTGTTCATACCTATGGAATGGAACTACGAAGGATACATTGATTCTTATGGACTACCTGTATTCGAGACACCTAAAAAATCAACTAAAGATCCACATGGAATTGAAATAAAACAAGGTGTAATTGAGTATTGGGAAAATGAAGTAGAAGGTTTAAAAAACGATCAAGATGGTTTAAATGAATTTTATAGACAATTTCCAAGAACAACTAAACATGCTTTCAGAGATGAATCTAAAGAATCTTTATTTAATCTTACTAAAATATACGAACAAATAGATTTTAATGAAGATGTAAAAAATAGTATAAATGTAACTCAAGGTAATTTTCAATGGGAAAATGGAGAGCAAGATACAAGAGTTATATTTATGCCAAACAAAAATGGTAGATTTTTTATCACATGGATACCTGATTATTCTATACAAAATAGAAGATATAATAAAAATGGTATAAATTATCCTGGTAATGAACATATAGGGGCTTTTGGTTGCGATCCATATGATATATCAGGAACTGTAGATAAAAGAGGTTCAAATGGTTCTTTACATGGACTAACTAAGTTTAGCATGGAAAATCATCCACCAAACCATTTTTTCTTAGAATATATAGCTAGACCTCAAACAGCTGAAATATTTTTTGAAGATGTTTTAATGGCTTGTGTTTTTTATGGTATGCCAATACTTGCAGAAAATAATAAACCTAGATTATTATATTATTTTAAAAAGCGAGGATATAGAGGTTTTTCAATGAACAGACCTGATAAAAAAAGAAACAAGTTATCGATTACCGAAAGAGAAATAGGTGGAATACCTAATTCTAGTGAAGACATCAAACAAGCTCATGCCGCAGCAATTGAAACTTATATAGAACATTTTGTAGGTTTAAAAGAAACAGGTTATGGCGATATGTATTTTCAAAGAACATTAGAAGACTGGGCTAAATTTAATATAAACAATAGAACAACACATGATGCGTCTATTAGTTCTGGTTTAGCATTAATGGCGTGTAATAAACATAGATATACACCATCTGTTAAAAGAGAATTAAAAGCGGTTGATTTAGGTATTAAAAAATACAATAATCAAGGAGCCACATCACAAATAATAAGTTAAATGAATATATACACTAACACCAATAGTCCTTTTCCAAGTCAAGTAGTAAGTGACGCAGAAAAAGCAAGCTGGGAATATGGTTCTCAAGTAGCTCAAGCTATTGAACAAGAGTGGTTTTCTCAAGGAAGAACTAGTGGTAATAGATACTTAACTAATTGGAATAATTTCCACATGTTAAGATCATACGCTAGAGGCGAGCAATCAATACAAAAATATAAAGATGAATTAGCAATTAATGGTGATTTATCTTATCTTAATTTAGACTGGAAGCCAGTTCCAATATTGTCTAAATTTGTAGATATAGTAGTTAATGGTATATCTTCAAAAACATATGATATAAAAGCTTATGCTCAAGATCCAGAGTCAATAAAGAAAAGAACAGCTTATGCCTCTAAGATTTATGAAGATATGTTATCTCAAGAATACTTAGATAATTTAAAACAAACCTTGGGCTTAGATTTATATCAGTCTCAAGCAGGAAAATTACCAGAAACTCCTGAAGAACTAGAATTACACATGCAATTATCTTATAAGCAGAGTGTAGAAATAGCAGAAGAAGAAGCAATATCTAGTGTGTTTGCTCAAAACAAATATGATCTAGTTAGACGTAGGTTGAATATGGATTTAACAGTTTGTGGTATTGCAGCTGCTAAAACTAGTTTTAATACAGCAGAAGGTATTACTGTAGATTATGTTGATCCAGCTTATATGGTTTATTCTTATACAGAAGATCCTAATTTTGAGGATATATATTATGTTGGTGAATTAAAAGCGATTACTATACCTGAGCTTAAAAAAGAGTTTCCAAATATATCTGAAGAAGAATTAAAAAGAATACAAGCAATGCCTGGTAATAGATCTTATATTACAGGCTGGGGTGATTATGATTCTAATACTGTTCAAGTTTTATACTTTGATTATAAAACATATCATAATCAAGTTTTTAAAATTAAACAAACAGATCAAGGATTAGTTAAAGCTATTGAAAAACCTGATACTTTTAATCCACCAGAAAGTGATATGTTTGAAAGAGTTGGTAGATCAATAGAAGTATTATATAGTGGAGCTAAAGTTTTAGGCACAGATACATTGTTAAAATGGGAATTAGCAGAAAACATGTCAAGACCTTACGCTGATACAACTAAGGTTAAAATGAATTATGCTATATCTGCACCAAGAATTTATAAAGGTAGAATAGAATCTCTTGTAAGTAAATGTACTGGTTTTGCTGATATGATTCAAATTACTCATTTAAAGCTACAACAAGTTATTTCACGTATGGTTCCAGATGGTGTTTATTTAGATATGGACGGAATAGCAGAAGTAGATTTAGGTAATGGTACTAATTATAATCCTGCTGAAGCATTAAATATGTATTTTCAAACAGGTAGCATTGTTGGTAGATCATTAACGCAAGAAGGTGATATGAATCCAGGTAAAGTGCCTATACAAGAATTAAGTGCTTCAACTGGTCAAGGTAAAATACAAAGTTTAATAAGCACGTATCAATATTATTTACAGATGATTAGAGACGTGACCGGACTAAATGAAGCTCGAGATGGTAGTTTACCAGATCGTAACACGCTTGTAGGATTACAGAAACTAGCCGCTAATGCATCCAATGTAGCAACTAGACATATTACACAAGCTAGCTTATATTTAACTCTTAAATTAGCAGAAAATGTTAGCTTAAAAGTGGCAGATGCTTTAGAGTTTCCATTAACAAAATCATCGCTACAAAACTCTATATCAACTTATAATATTAAAACATTAAAAGAAGTTGTTAATCTTAATTTGCACGACTTTGGTATATTCTTAGAATTAGAACCAGATGAAGAAGAAAAACAACAATTAGAAGCAAATATTCAAGTTGCTTTACAAGCTGGTAATATAGATGTAGAAGATGCTATTGATTTAAGAAGTATTAAAAATTTAAAATTAGCTAATCAAATGATCAAGGTTAAGCGTAAAGAAAAAGCTAAACAAGATCAAGCTAATCAACAAGCAAATATTGCTGCTCAAAGTGAAGCTCAAGCTGCGGCTGCAGAAAAAACAGCTATGGCTGAAGTACAAAAACAACAAGCTATTTCAGGCGCAAATGTGGAATATGAAAAAGCAAAAAGCGAATTTGAAAAAGATCGTATGCAGTTACAAGCACAACTTGATCAACAAAAAATGATGATGCAACATAAAAACGATATGGAATTAGCTAAGTTGCAAGAAGAAGGAGTAACAAGAAGAGAAGAACAAAGAGAAAATCGTAAAGACGATAGAATAAAACAAGAAGGTACTCAACAGAGTAAAATGATACAGCAAAGACAAACTGATAGTCCGGCAATAAATTTTAATGCTGAAGCTGGTATCGACATGAGTGCATTCATGTAGTATTAATTATTTAATTATATTATATTATGTCAGAACAAAAACAAGCAGCCGTAGAGGCGAAGCAAGAAGGTGAATTTACTTTAAAAGGTAAAAACAAACCTAAAAAACCAAAACAACTAGGAAATAAAAACCAAGAAGTACAAAAGGTGAATTTAAAAGAACCTTTAGTTGAAGTTGAACCAGCGGTTAAAAAGGTTGAAATTAAAAATGAAGAAATAAAAAAAGAAGACGATGCCATTCAAATCGGAGAAACAAAGGAGGTATCTGTGGGCGAACCATCCGGAGATAGCGCAAAGGTGGGAGAACCTGTACAAGAGTCCAACGAGACTGTTGAAGGGTTTTCTCCGATCAAAG